TGGAATATGGTATGCTCATCTGGACCGCCACTCAGACGAACAGGCAGGGTCGCATGGTCAAGGTCATTACAGACGCAGAGCTAGGGGATTCTTATGGTAAGATCCGTACCTGCGACTTTGCTATGTCTCTCAACCAAACTGAGGAAGAGTTTGACATGGGTAAGATGCGAGGCTATGTTATTAAGTCTCGTAACGGACGGCCAAGGTTCACAGTTCCTATTCAAATCGACTACGGAACTCTCCGCATGGCTGAGGGGGAAGCCTTTGATGAATGAATTTTGCAAGAAGCTTAAAGCAGCGAATGTCACTAGTGTAAATGCTGGGTATCGAACTTATAGCCTACATATAAAGAAGGGTTTGCGTCAAGACTCCGACAAGCTGTATGGTTTAACCGAGTTCGATGATGGGAAGATTTCACTAGAAGAAAACATGGATTACGAGACAGCGCGTGAGACTATGCTTCACGAACTGACTCACATAGTTCTTGAACTAGGAGGACTAGGTGGATCCGAGATTGATGATAGTGTTATCCCTATGAAGAATGAGGAGATGACCACACTTATCTCTAGAGGATTATTGATGCTCATGAACCTTAACCCCAAGCTGTTCGAGATTATCAATGAGCCTTACCAACAGAATCCCTAAGTCCCCACTGACCAAAGTTTCAGTAAACATTCGTGGGGTCTGGAAGTTTGTACCTACTCCTATCCCTCAGAGTGCGGTCTTTACTACTGAGAATTTCACACTGCATCAGACAAAGTTCGAGTTCGGACTGGTTTCTGCAAAGCAGAGTGACCCAACTAAGCTGGCAAAGTTAGGGTCTAAGACCGACCTTCTTGTAGTATACAAAGATCTTACTCTGGGCATCATGCCTAGGGCAAAGTATAAGAGGCTGTACGAGCGACAGAATGTAGTCCAACAAACACAGGCTGTCTCCAGCACGAGCAAGTCCAGAGATAAAAAATTAGAAGAACAAGGACAAAAACTGGTGCCGCTACGCTCTAATACTGTAGTCACTCCTCGCGCCACTAAGCTGGAGAGGCCAAGATACAACCCTAAAGATGAGCGTGGCTCACGATACTAATGAACACTCTAACTGAAGCACTTGACGATTTTACCTGGGATAACTATAAAGACATCAGCGATGGTGTTGTTAAGTTTGATGACAACAACATTGATGGTGAGATGATGCGCCAAGCATCTATGTACTCTTACTACCACGGGCTTATGTCCCTGGCTAAGAAGGGCATCAACGATCAACAAACTGATCTCGCTAGGTTTGCTGGTGAGCTTCGTAAATCCATCAAGGATGAGAGCCGCACCAAGATGACCGCCAAGGATCTTGACGATGCTGTTATGTCTAGCCCTGAATACTTTCAGCGCATGAACAGCATGAACGAGATGAACTTTAAATTTGAACTTCTCAAAGGACTTGTCCGAGCCCTTGAGCAAAAGAAGGACATGCTACAACAAGTCTCGGCAAATCGCAGAGAAGAGACTAAACTTTACAAGTGATACTACTATCATAACTTACTACTACAAGGAAACTAACTATGGCTATTGATCTCGAAGCACTTCGTCGCAAGCACGAACAACTTACTAACCCTCAAGCTGGAGGCAACTCCGACTTCGTTAACAACTTCTACCAAATCCCCGAAGGCAGCAACGCTGTGCGTATCTTGCCCTGGAAGGATGAGGATAAGGAGTTCTACGCAGAGACTAAGATCCACCGTATCCCTCAGCCTGATGGCACGGTGAAGAATGTCCACTGCCGCAAGGTTCACGGGGAGCAGTGCCCCCTGTGTGATCTCTACTACAGTCTGTGGAAGACTGGTCGCAAGGAGGACGAGGATCTTGCTCGACAGATCAAGCCTCGCGCTCGTTACTACATGAACATTCTGGATCGTGAGTCTGGTGACATCAAGATCCTGTCTGTTGGCGTGATTCTCTTCAAGAAGATTATCGCTGCCATGCTCGATGAGGACTTCGGTGATATCACCGACACTGAGAAGGGACACGATTTCAAGATCGTGAAGGAGATGGACGGGCAGTGGCCTAAGTATGACCAGTCTGCCCCTCGTCCCAAGTCTTCCCCTATGGGCAGCAAGGCTGAGGTCGCTGCTGCTATTGATTCTCTCCATGATATTCACGCCCTCGTAAAACTTGAAGAATATGAGGAAGTAAAGAACATGGCGGGTGCTCTTGTGGGACTAGATATCCCTGATGAGCCTTCTCCCCAGAACGAGGAGGTCTCCGACAACGAATACCTTAAGAAGCTACAATCATGAATAAGTTTATTGCATCAATCGCACTCGCTGCTCCTCTAGCTCTCGGCTCCTGTGCTGCTCTGGAAGAGTTCCTAGGTGAGGGTACTGTGTTTACCACCGCTGACCAACTACAAGAAGGCCAACAGGGTGCTGTCATTCCTTGGGATCAACTTCCCGATGAGATCAAGGCAAAGGTTCCCGAGGGAACTACTGTGGTCATGGCTGATAAGGAGCAACTAATTGCTGATGCTGCTTACATTCCTGCCAGCCCTGGGGCAGAAGATGTTGGAGCCATCATTGACGCTGGCTTCGGTATCGCAAGCACCTTCCTCCCTGGTCTTGCTGCATGGGAGGGCGTCGTAACCCTCTTCTCTCAGCGTAAGCGCAAGCACTATGTCAAGGCTGCCAAGGCTCTTGTACCTCACAAAGGCGATGCCACTGTGGATGTTGCTGGTACAGTAAAAGCTATTGGCTCCGCTCTTGGTCTGTCTCACTCTTCTGAGGCATCCAAAGCTGCTGCTGATGATGAGTACGAGTACGAGTACGAAGAAATCGAAGAAACAGCCTAGAAGAATAATAGTATAGGCTATAATAGAGAGAGCAGGGTTGCCTAACCCCCTGCTCTCTCGCTTATTATGACCAAACTAAAGATCCTAGCCGTCCCCGCGAATGAGGGCGGCTGCGCTTATTATAGAGTTATAGCTCCGTATCAAAAAATCCAAGAGTTATACCCTAATGATGTAGAAGTTCGTATGGACAAGAATCCTCTTGGCATGGACGATAAGGGTAAGTGGAAAGAGGATTGGGAGTTTGAAAACATGAAGTGGGCTGACATCGTTGTGACTAACAACTTGTCCAACTTTGGTCCTAACTATACTGCTCGCGTAGTTGGTAAAGCTAAAGAGTTTGGCAAATTTGTACACTACGACACTGATGATCTCCTTACTAATTTGTACGAGGGACACAGACTATACAATGTATACAAGGAGCGCAAGTTAGATGACATTACTAAGTTCATCTACCTTAACTCTGACCTCGTAACAGTCACGCAGCGTAAGTTTGCAGAGCGTGTAAAGCAGTTTATAGGTAAGGGTCACGCTCTTGCCATTGTTAAGAACGCTATCGACTATAACCTGCCTTGCTGGAACGAGCAACGGGTGGGCAGACCTAAGAAGAAGTTCTGCCGCTTTGGTTGGGCTGGAGGCATTCACCATGAGCAGGATGTCAAGTATTTTGCAGGCGTGCCACTGATGGTCAATCAAAGAGTAGGTCCGCAGAATTGTAGGTGGGACTTTTATGGTTGCCCCCCACCTAACACCCCCAAAGATGATTGGCAGTGGGATGTGTGGAAGCGTTACAAGCAGATCATGATGGGTAACTGGCGTGGACCTAAGAACTGGAACATTCATCATGCTCTGCCAGCCGACAGGTACGGCAAGTTCTACTCTAATATGGATATTGCTCTAGCTCCTCTAGAGCCTAACGAGTTCAACGACAGTAAGAGTGAGATTAAAGTAGCAGAGTGTGGTCGTTATCAGGTCCCCCTTGTTGCATCTAATGTGGGCTGCTACGATGAGTGGATTGTGGATGGTGAGACTGGTTTCTTGATTGACCCAACAAAAGGCAGATCGGAGTGGGTGCGTGTGCTGGCAACTGTAGCTAAGAACCCTGGTCTGGTAGACAGAATGGGACAGAACTTGCACAAGCTTACCGAGGAGAACTTCGATTTAAACAAGGTCGTCGGAAAGAGGCTGGAGCTATACAGGGAGCTAGGCGTTGAAGCAAAAAGTTAAGATTATCAGTGGGTGGTCAAATCCTGGCGGCAGCACTGCTCACCATATCTCTCTAACGAATTTGTTAAACGAGAATGGGTATGATTGCACTTTTTATGGCCCCCATCAGTGGCATTTAGATAAGTGCCAATCTGGTCTAATTCAGGACGCTGGTGTAAATGTCCATGACATTGTTATCAGCCACTTTATTCAGCTACCACCTTTGAGGCTTCGCAACATAAAGAAGCATATCCTTAGCTGCCATGAGTCCAACTTGTTTCCGCTACAACGGATACAACACACTCACTACGACATCATTCAATATGTGAGTAATAGGCAGAAGGCTTGGCATAAGGTAAATCACCCATCTGTTATTATTCCACCCATAGTAGATGAAGTTAAGTGGACTGATCCTAAGAACAATATCGCTGCTGTGGTGGGAAGCATTGATCCTCATAAACAAGTTCATGTTTCGATTGAGCAAGCCCTACAGGATGGTTTCGATCAGGTTTACTTGTATGGAGATATCACAGATTTACCCTACTTCAATGGCAGCATCCAACCTTATCTAGAAAAAGGGCAGGTTGTAGTCAAGAATCATGAGGAGGATAAGGACGCTCTGTACGGCTCTGTAAGCGCCGTTTACCATAACTCGAAGTTCGAGACCTATGGGCTCGTAGAGGCTGAGTGCAAGCTCGCAGGGGTGCCCTACAGAGGCGTACACAACAACCCCGAAATACTCACCAGAGAGGATATATTAGAGAGATGGAAGACGGTATTACAGTAATCCTAAATTGCTATAAAAGACCCGAATATCTACAAGAACAGGTTCGGGCTATTAGAGCGCAGACGGTTAAGCCTACACAGATATGGCTATGGGTGAATGCTTCTAAAGAGAACAGGAAGTTTAATCCATACAACTTAGGTCTGGACAAGGTATTTAAGTCTGATACTAACTGTAAGTATCATGGACGCTTTGCTGTAGCTCTGCTTGCTCAGACTAAGTATGTGGCATTCTTTGATGATGACACTATTCCAGGAGATTTGTGGTTCCAGAACTGCTTAGAGACCATGCAGGAAACTCCAGGCATATTGGGCGGGGCTGGTTGTATTCTACACAGTCGAAACTATGTGCATCACACCAGGATGGGCTGGCCTGCAAAAAACCCAAGCACCGTAGAGGTGGACTTGGTTGGTCATGCTTGGTTCATGAAGCGTGAATATCTTAACTACATGTGGTATGAGACTCCATTCACTCTAGAGAATGGTGAGGACATTCAGCTATCATACTTGGCTAAGAAGCATGGAGGAGTAAAAACTTATTGTCCTCCTCACCCTGTTGAGAATACTAGACTGCATAGCTCTCTTAAACCAAAGGAGTATGGTAATGATAACAAAGCATCCTCCAACGGATCATTAAAATCTATTCCAGAATTTTATCGAGAAAGAGACGAGTGTATCTCTTATAGCATAGACAACGGCTGGGAGACCATAAACAAGGTATGTTAACCACATCTTTTAGAGGCGATCTAGAGTTTATCTTTAGCAAGCTAAAAAAGAAAGAAAAGTTTTCGTTTAGTAAGTACGCTGACGGAGAGTATGCTATTCTGAGAAACCAGACTATCACTAACTGTGATAATTGGACATTCGATAGTTCCAAGCATAGCCAAGTTTATAATCAACTACTAGAAAGCTTCAACTTCAAGGACGATGGTTATTACATTGGAATAAGCTGCCCCTGCTGTCAACCAACTGATCATATAATGTGGATGAGGCAGAACGCAGGAGGCAATCTGACTTGGGCGAATATCTTTGTAAACTCAAATTACCCATACTATGTCGAGAACTTCTTACCTGAGTATTCTAACCACGATGTTATCCTCTTCAGCAGAGAGGATTCAACTCTAGAAAACCTACCCTTTGAGATTGAGGAACATATTCCGATTACTAGGACTGCATTTGTAGATAACTTTGATCTAGTGGAGAACTTCAATATTGAGGATTACTCTGATAAATTATTCCTTTTCTGCGCTGGCCCTTTGGGAAATATGTTAGCAGCAAAGTTTTGGGAGAAAAATAAATCCAATATTTATTTAGATATTGGATCTACTCTGAATGGCTATCTTACAGAGCCAAACAGGGCATACTTACGAGGCTTTGCAGACTCTACAAAAACTTGCATCTGGTAAAATGAATATACAACTATTAGGGGGCTGGAGTTATTGTGATCAGCAAATTCTAGAAATCACCCCACATCTAAAAAAAGAGAAGAGTATTAAAATCCTAGAGTTGGGTTCTGGAGACTCTACAGTAAAACTGTATGACTACTACAATACCCTATATGAGAGTGTAGTGTTTCATACCTTTGAAAATAATAGAAACTATCTGTGTAAGCACGAAGATATTCAATCTCATCTTTATGATTCAGTTCAGAATTGCGATCTCCCCGAAGAAGTATTTGATTTGGTTTTGGTCGATGGTCCTTTTGGAGAATCTAGAAAAGACTGGTATTCAAAACTAGGTAAAGTTTCTAAAGTCGGAACCATCATTCATATTGATGATGTCTATCATTTTGATTCTTTTCTTGAGGAACTAGATAGGTATTTTGAATATGAGACCCTTTTTGATTTTGGTAGAGGCCAGCATAATTGTTGGAGGACTGTAAAAGTAACAAAAATACTATGAAGATTAATCCAAATAATTTGGGCTACTACAATGTTCCAGAAGATACTAGAGGTGGTGTATGTCTGGAGATTGGAGCGAATGTAGGTAACTTCTTCGATTCTTACAAAGATCATTTTAGTGTAATACATTACTATGAAGCTGTAGAAGAAACCTTTAACATATCACAAGAGAAATCAAAAGGACTTTCTCATATAACTGGCTTTAGAGAGGCAGCACACTCATGCGACGGTGAGTGTTTGGATATTGTCGTTCACTCTAACAATGAATCAGGTAGCTGTTCAGTCTTAGATGAGTCTAGGAATAGAATGTCTGACTGGACTTCTAAGGTTATTTCTAAAGCAACCAGCGTATCAATGCAGTCAGCGGTGAATAGACTTCTAGAAGAGTCTGGTGCAAGTGAGATAGACTACATGAAAATAGATTGTGAGTGTTGTGAGTATGAATTTATGATGAATAATGATCTTTCAAAGATTAAGTATATTGGAATGGAGCTTCACTCTCAACCTGGAGAGACTAAATTCAATGAGTTGTTGGAGCATATAAAAAAGACTCACGATATTAAAGGAAATACATCATACTACCCTAATCAGAACGCAGAATTTCTCTGTATTAGAAGATGATATTAATCTGTTTCGGAACAAGACCTGAGTGGTTGAAGATTAAGCCTCTTCTGTCTCATTTAGACTGTAAGCTTTTGTTTACAGGACAGCATGAGGATCTAGTAAAAGAGGTTAACTTCGACTATACGCCTAGTTATAAATCAACCACTAACAATAGATTAGACGATGTTATCGCAGGCTGCCTAGGATCGTTCCCTGATGACCCTGACATTGATAGCGTGTTAGTTCAGGGAGATACTGCCTCTGCGTTTGGATGTGCTTTAGCTGCCTTCAATAGAGGGCTGAGAGTAATTCACTTAGAGGCAGGGTTGAGGTCTTACGATCTAGGTAATCCATACCCAGAGGAGGGTTATAGGCAGATGATATCTAGAATAGCTACGGTTCATCTTTGTCCTACAGAACTAGCAAAGTCTCGTCTAGAGTCTGAGAGTTGCATTGGGAAGGTGGAAGTTGTAGGCAATACTGTTCTAGACAACATTGTTGATTACAAGGATAACATTGTTTACGGCAATAAAGTTCTAGTAACTCTTCACAGGAGAGAGAACCATGACATGATAGCTGAGTGGTTCGAGGAGCTTGATAGATTAGCTAGAAAGAATGCTGATATTGATTTCATACTACCAATTCATCCTAACCCTAATGTACAAAAGCACAAGCATCTTCTGAGATCGGTGACGGTTGTTGACCCTCTTAATCACTCTGATCTTATAGAGTTATTAAGAACATGCTTGTGTACTATAACTGATAGCGGAGGAATACAAGAAGAAGCTACTTTCTTAAACAAGAAGAGTATCGTGTGCAGAAAAGTAACGGAGAGACCAGAAGCTGTAAATCACTTGCATATGTGCCCATCTCCAAAAGATCTTCTAAGTATTTTCAACACTGTCGCCAACGATCCTTGTATAAACGAACCGTGTCCTTACGGAGATGGGCACTCTGCTAGGCGCATACAAACAATATTATCTTAGATATACAAGATAGGGGGTCAGATTGTCGTACTAATCGCTATAATAGAGTATGTTAGACTTCGATCAGTACCAGCGCGAGGCAGGTTTGTCTGCCATTTATCCAGACCGTTTTGACAACCTATATTATCCTGCCCTTGGCCTAGCTGGCGAAGCAGGTGAGGTTTGTGAGAAGATCAAAAAGATCATGCGAGATAAGAATGGAAGAGTGTCAGAAGAAGATCAGCAACTGCTCGTTAAGGAGCTTGGGGATGTCCTTTGGTATGTCTCTGCTCTTGCGGATGAGTTGGATGTTTTTCTGGGTGATATTGCTTCTACTAATATCGAAAAGCTGCTCAGTCGCAAAGAGCGCGGTAAGATCTCAGGATCAGGAGATAATCGCTAATGCCATTATATGAGTATGAATGTAGTTCGTGTGGCGCAGGATTTGAAACCATGCAGAGTATTTCTGAGAACATGGAAGACCCTCCCACACACTGTCCTAACTGTGATCCTGATGAGAAAGAGCCTGGAACTCTCTACAAGTTCTTAGGTCATTGCCGTCCTGCATTGAATATCCAAGGTGAAGGTGTCTTCCGAAGAGGCTGGCAGTAAAAAAGTGGGGTTTTCACATGCCCAAAAAGTCAAACATTCTATAATAGTATATGAATGACGATGTATTGAAGCGCCTGCGGAATGCAGGTTTACTATCAGAGGAAGTACAAGACATGGGCTTTGTTTCCACAGGTAACTACGCCCTTAATAAGATCATTTCTGGGGACTACATGAAGGGTATCCCTATCGGAATGATCACGCAGTTTCACGGTGAAGCGTCAACAGCTAAGACTGTCTTCGCCACACACATTCTCAAGGAAGCGCAAGCAAATGGTTATTACACAATGCTTGTCGATTCAGAGAATGCATACAACCCTGTCTTCGCTCAGTCGCTAGGAATTAATCCTGAGAAGCTGATCTACGCTGCACCTGAAACATTGGAGGGGTGCTTTCAAGTTATGGAAGACACAATTAAAGCAATCAGAGAGTCTGATGCTGACACTCCTATCGTTATTGCCTACGATAGTATTGCTGTCTCACCTTCTAAAGCTGAGTACGAAGCAGATAACTACGAAGGAAACAATATGCAAGGCGCAGTAAGAGCTAAGGCTACTGGTGCCTGCTTGAGAAAGATCAACCCACTCATGCGAAAGTATAAGGTTGGGCTGGTTGTTATCAACCAGATTCGTAATAAAGTTGGTGTACTCTATGGCGACCCAACCACTATGGCTGCTGGTGGGAACTCATTAGAGTATTACCTCGGAGTAAATTTGAAGACCATCTCGAATAAAACTTCAGACTTGCTCAAAGATGATAACAAAAAAATCATAGGCATCAAGGGTACAGTAAGAAACAAAAAGAACAAGGTGTCTGTACCATTCAAAGAAGTTCCCTTTAGACTAATCTATGACCAGGGACTAGATCCATACGAGGGTCTGCTTGAGTGCCTGATGGAAGATGGTCATGTGACCCGTAGTGGTGCGTGGTACTCCTATGGTGAGACCAAGTTCCAGAGGAAGGACTTGGAGAAGTTCGCTGAGGATGAGAAGTTCGTGGAACTCAGAAATTTTCTAGGGATTTAGTCTTGCAAATCTCTCAGCCCGTGGTATAATAGGGCATCATGAGTGACGAAACTACTAACAAAGAGGACGACCTGAAAGCTTGGGTCGAGGGCATTATCTCTGATGTCTTCAAAGAGGACCCCCTCGACAAGGCTTTCAGGAAATCCCAGAAAACTGTTGCATATGGCTCCATCGAGGAGTATACTAAAGCGACTGGCAAGCGGTTCCGAATGCGTAAGGAGCAGAAGGAGCGTGGACTCAGCCGTGACCAAGCATTCCAAGAACTTAACGAAAACGGAGAACTGAACTGATGGTTATCTACAACGAAGAACTACTGCGTACCTCGGCCCCTGCGATCTTCTCTCAGTCGCACCGAGACCTGTCCAGCCGATACGAATTCCTGCCCACCACCGAGGTCATCGAGGTGCTACAGGAAGAGGGCTGGCGTGCTTACAACGCCCAGCAAGTAAACCCTCGCAAGTGGACGAGGGAACACGCCAAGCATATTATTCGCTTCCGCAAGGAAGGTGAGATGTCTGCTCTAAATGTCGGCCAGACTATCCCTGAGCTTCTGCTCATGAACTCTCACAACGGAACTGCTGGCTATCGCCTGCATGGTGGTATCTTCCGCCTCGTCTGCTCCAACGGTCTTGTGATCTCGGATGTTGACTACGGTAAGATCCACATTCGTCACCGCAAGGGTGAGATGATGAAGGACCAGCTTATTGCTGCCAGCCGTAACATCTCTAAGAGTACCGCTAAGGCTGCTGAGGTCATGGACGAATGGCAGACTATTAATCTGACTGAGCGACAGGCGAAGGATTACGCTGCTGATGCTGCCAAGATTCGCTGGAAGGATGGCGCAGATGACGGCCTGATCCAGAACCTGCTCACTGTTCGCCGTGAGGAGGACAAGGATAAGGACCTGTGGACCACTTTCAATGTGGTGCAAGAGAACCTGCTCCGAGGTGGTTTTGTCAATGACAGGACTCGTCGCAGGGTTAACTCTATCAACAACATTCAAAAAGATGTAGATTATAACTCTCGTCTGTGGGAACTGACGAGTACATATGGTAAGGAACTCGCTCTGAACTGAGCTACTCAGGAGGGGCGAAAGCCCCTCCTGTCATTTTACCATGATGGAATTCGATTTCAGGGAACCCCTCGACACTGACGAGAAGGGTTTTTATATTACCACGGGTCAAGTCCAGTTTTACCTTAACAGGAATGAGAATGCTGACTTAGAGCATCCTGAGTTTTATAAATATTACCTGAATTGTTGTATGTACAATGCTGTGTACGATATGACAGAAGATGACCCCAACTGTGCCAAGATTTATTGGGACGATAAGTTGGAGTGTGTGTCCGTTACATTTCCAGTAAACGGAAAAGTAGCGAAGAGAGTCGCTCAACTCAACTCAGATGATGAGGATGATGATGACGATGACGATGAATTTGGATTGTTTCAGTAATGGGTAGAACCTTTCGTAGAGATTCAGATAGTGCGCCTAAGAGAGATCGCAGGCAGAAAAGGCGGAATAACAAGAAAGCTAATAAAAAATTCAGCGCCTCGCCCTATAATAGTCCAGAGGATTACTCAGATATAAACTATCTGAACGACTTCTCTGACTTTGAGCGATTTAATCGCAAGAATAAAAAATGAGCGAAGAAGAAGAATACCCTATGTTGTGGGCACAGAAGCTCTACGGAGTGCCTATTACAGCAGAAGAATATCAAGAATTGATGGCTTGGTACATAGATACTTATGTGGAGGGCAAGAAAGATGCCTAGTAACTATGTTCCCAAGAACGATATCATGGGTCCTACAAGGATTCAGAGAATCGCCAAGAAGCTGATTGAAGAGGCTGGGGAGGACCGCAAGCTCGCGCTTGAGGCTCACAGATTCTTTAGAGCTATGGTGGATGAGAACCCACAAGACGGTACGGCCAAGAGTCTAATGGTTGACGCTCTTAAAGTTGCACAAGCCTCAAAGAATAATGTTGTTAAGATTATGGGCTTGATGATTAAGATGCAGGACCAGCAGACTGATAAAACCAAAGCGTCTGGTAGTGGTAAAGAAAACTCAATCTTCTCTGAACTGGATAACATGATCAATGACTGATAAGAAAACATACAAGGTTGTTTGTGGCGAGCTAAACCTAGTTCTATTTATTCGTGGACTTTCTCTACCTCAGGAGAAAGCCCTGTATGATATAATCAAGGACAGGATCAATAGTGCAAAGAAGCCTGTAGATACTGAAACCTATAAAGAGTTTATTTGTCGCAAGCTCCTAGTTGATGGTGATAAGTTTGTAGATAAGTTCATGGATGATGATGGGGACGATGAAGTTCTCGATGCCATCTACAGATCCATCATAGAAATCTACCCACCCTTTGCTCTTGAGTTCGTGTGTCAAGATCTGAATGCTCAGACATTCTTTGCAGACGAGAACAACGAGATCCTAAAGCACTTGCGTAGTGCCATAAAGGGTAAGATGGGTGAGCTAGAAGACGATGATGTTTCTCTATCTTCTATCGAGGATATCAACGAACTAGAACAGTATCTAAAGGATAACATTATTGGACAGCGTGATGCTATTAGCAGCATCATCAAGTCTGTAAAGATGATGGCTGCTGGTCTAGCAGGCCATGCATCCTTCCTTTTTGTGGGGCCAACAGGTGTGGGCAAGACGGAGATTGCCAAGCTGCTTGGTGATCGTTTCAGTGGTAACTTCATGAAGATCAACTGTGCTGAATACGCACACGCTCATGAGTATGCTAAACTGATTGGCTCTCCTCCAGGCTACATCGGCCACACAGAGAAGAGTCTACTCTCTGAGAAGTCTGAGAAGTCTAACCGCTGGGTGTTCCTGTTCGATGAGATCGAGAAGGCTCACCACAAGTTCTACGATTTCCTCCTGTCTCTTCTGGATGATGGCACTTGCACAGATAATATGGGCACTATGCTTGATTTCAGCCAGTCCATCTTTATCTTCACTTCCAACCAGGGTGTGACTGAGATCAAGAGAGATCCTGTAGGCTTCAACAAGAAGCAGGAGGTGAATACTGAAGTTACCTCTGAGGTTATTCGTAAGTCTGTTAAGAGACACTTTAGCCCAGAGTTCTTAAACCGTATTGATGATCTCGTTCTGTTCCAGGCTCTAACTAAGGACGAGGTACGCAAGATTGCAGAGCTACAATTAGATGGGCTGCCTATCGAAGTTACTAAACCTCTTGTTGATTACATTGTTGATCTTGGCTATTCTCATGAGTATGGCGCAAGGAACATTAAACGCTTTATTAAAAACAATGTTGCTGACAAGGTAGCCGATTGTATTCTTAATCGACTGGTGCCTAAGGTGGAGGGAAGCTATTACACTCCACGCATCACCAAGGCTGGAGTCAAAATCGTGAATACGCGAGTTTTTGAAGTATCTGCGTGAGATCCTAGGACCAGTCAGTATAATATACTGTGTGGGGTGGTCGAGTGGCAACACCGACTGCTAGAACAGATGCCTGCCCCACATAAAATCCGTCCTGGGTGGCTGGTTGTCACAGAGCATCTTATAAGTGTTTATGAGCAGCGTTCGATTCGCTGGGGGCGGACCAATCAATCGTCAGTTCACCAAAATGTAAAGCACGATGACAGTTAGAGCATAGTAGAACACATTTATCCAACTCTTCTTGAATAACCTCCCACTTCCTGCTGTGATTCCCTGATATGTTGAAATCTTTTTGTGTAGGATCTAAGTGATGGAAATCAAGAGCAGAGGGGAACTCATCAAAGCCGCAGTTAAAACACTTTGAGCCTTTATAATCAATAGCTTTCTGCTTTACTTTTGCTCTCCTTCTGTTAACATGGCATGAGTTGCAGGTATCTTTGGTGTGCCCTGCTTTACGAGAATAAACAAACTGACGATCACATAATTTACATATATTCATTTGAGTAAGAGCATCATCTGCTCTATCATATATAGGCATGAAAGCAACAACTTTGGATTTACCTCGACCGCTTAGGCGGTACTACGAACTTGCACGGCGAGAAGCCGAAAAATCTACTCACGACAAGTACAAGCTAGGCTGTGTGCTTGTAAAAGGCAAGAAGATTCTTGCCACAGGCAGAAATGATAACAAGACGCATCCCAAATGGGGTCTTAATCCATGGGGTTATCTTCATGCTGAGACTAACGCTCTTTATAAGGCAGAAATTAACGGTGTAGATGTGACAGGATGTGATGTCTATATTTATAGAAAGGGATATCGTCTTGCAAAACCCTGCTCATCGTGCTATAATGC